CAACAAACTTTTGGGACAAGGGTAAATGGCAATAGAGCCGTAGGTATATCTTCATTCTACAGCAGTGTAGACAGAACCTTCTTCATCACAGGAGTTCAGTTAGAAGTAGGGCAGAACCCAACAGAGTTTGAGCATGAGCCTTTTGAGAGGACGTTGCTCAAGTGTCAACGCTATTATGCAAAGTCATATGGATATGAGACTGTTCCAGGTTCAAATACTAGTGGTGGTGCTGTATTTAGTAGATATTATAATGCTGTTTCTAACAGAACTGACTTAGCAACTCGTTTTCCAGTCACTATGAGAACTACTCCAGATGTTACTCCATATTCTCTTAATGGAACAGTAGACAAGATTTCTGACTGTAGTACTGGTGTTACTCATTTATCTAACAAAGATGTAACTACTATTCAAAATATAGGTCAAACTGGATTTGGGGGTATGTCTGTTACTTCACTTAATGACACAGCAGCATACCACTATGAAGTTGAAGCAGAGCTATAGGAGAAATCATGGATATTAAAGATGTAAAATATATTTATTTAAGAGATGACGAGGGAAAAATAATTACTAACCCAAAAAAAACTCTTAATGAACTTCATGCTATGGTTAATGGAAAACCTAGATGGATACCACTAGAACCAGAAAATACAACCTATGCAGAAATAATGCGACAAGTAAAAGAAGGCACGTTAACTATACAGGAGGCTGACTAATGCCCTACATAGGTAAAGCCCCAAGCTCTGGGGAATTCATAGAGCTAGACGCATTAACAGCTTCTGCAACCGATACATATACATTGCAATACAATGGGGCAAACTATAAGCCTGAAACTGTAAATAATCTTATAGTTTCTATTAATGGTGTGGTACAAAAACCATCCTCAATGTCACTTAACGGAAGTAGTTTAACTGTAGGGGCAACATTAAGTAGTTCTGATACAATAGATTACATTAGAGTATTAGGTCATGTAGGTAGTGTAATTACACCTACAGATGGGTCTGTGACTTCAGCTAAATTAGACACAAATATAGCTATCTCTGGCAACCTTGATGTTGGTACTATTAGAGCAACTAATGGTACAACGGCTATTGTTATTGATGCTAATGGTCACATCACTAAGCCACTACAACCTGCTTTTCAAGCTGTACCATCTGCAGATATAGAAAATCTCAACGTATCAGGTGCATCAAATACAACTCTTGTTTTTGGTACAGAAAGATTTGATACCAATGGAGACTACAACAATAGTAGTGGAATTTTTACTGCACCAGTAACTGGAAAATATCAATTACAATATGTTATAAGATTACAAAACACAGATACTGATGTGACTTCTTATGATTTTGAAATGGTAACAAGTAATAAAGCTTATAAAGTTAGATTTGACCCTGATTATGGTGATTCTGATACAGCATCTCTTACTATAAGTTTGAGTATTTTAGCAGACATGGATGCTGCTGATACTGCTAAACTACAATATTACCAATTTGGAGGTGCATCTCAAACAGATGTAGATACAGAATCTTATTTTTCAGGCTATCTAGTAGCCTAATATGCCAATGCGAAATAACATATCTTAAAGGAGGTAACAATGGCAAAACTTACACTAAAAATAGAAGTCGATGACACTCAACAGTCTATATTAAATAATGACTTGCTTGATATAAACACATGGGTGCAAGACGCAATGACAGGTAAAATAAACAATGCTTGGAAGAGGATGCAAACAGAATGGACAGCAAAGTTAATGAACGACAGTTCTTTTACTGACCCAATCCCAAGCAATCAGGCTGACTTTGTAAAGTTGGTAGTAGCAAGGAGTGACTACAAGAATCGTAAAGCAAGAGATAAAGCTAACAGCATTGGAGTCTAAACAGATGGCATTAACAACATTAAATCACGCAGCAATGCCCTCTGGGTCTGTGGTGCAAACTGTTTATAATAATTATTCAACACAAACTGTTATAAGTAATTCTGGAAATTCTCCAGTAGGAGCAAACACTTTTTCTGACACTGGATTGACTTGTTCCATAACTCCAAAATTTAGTACAAGTAAAATTCATATTTTTACAACACAATATATAAGATTAAATGATAGCAGTGGAAATCCAAACGTAGGTGCTGGGTTTAAGTTTTTTAGAGATACTACAGCAATTTATACATCAGCTACACATTACGCTTTTTACCATTATGATGCTGATGGAAATGAAAATGATTTGAGAGGTTATAACACAATAATATTACTTGATAGTCCTTCAACCACAAGTTCTATAACTTATAAAGTACAAGCATCAAAATATGGAGATGGTTATGTATCTGCTCAAGCTGATGGCGAATTATCATCAATGACACTAATGGAGATAGCCCAATGAGTGTAGAGCCAGAACTAAAAGTACAAATGGAACTGGAATCTCACGAAAAAGAATGTGCTCTCCGTTACCAATTAGTTGAACAAAGGTTAACCAGTTTAGATAAGCGTTTGTGGCGATTAGAAGCCATGATTATGGGGTCTACTTTAGTAATAATCGCCCTAGCATCCTCCGTGTTTATGAAATTATAGAAAGGTATTCCCATGATTGACCCTATATCTGCTTTCGCTGCTGTAAGTGCAGGTCACGCTGCAATAAAAAAAGCAGTAGAGATGGGGAAAGATTTAGGGTCTTTGTCTGGTGCAATTTCCAGTTACGCTAAAGGGGAAGCAGAGTTACAATTCGGAGAAAACAGAAAGAAAGGCAGTCGTTTTTCTGTAGCTGAAGACTCTGCTATCGAAAAGCATTTTAAAAAAGAAAAAATGAATCAGATGCGTGATGAACTAAGAAGTATCTTCATGCTTTATGGGACTATGGGACAATGGGAAAGACTACAGGCAGAGATTGCTTCTGAACGAGCAAGAATAAACAGAGAATTACAAGAAAGAGCCAGAAGAGTAGATTTAATAAAGAAAATAGTAGTGACATCTATAGTGTTTACTAGTGGTTTAGGTATTCTTATTCTTTGGATTTTATATTTAAGAGGAGATTTAAGTGCTTAAAACAATAGTATTGGTTTGTAACTTTATGAACCCAACAAATTGTATAGAAATGGTTGATGAAAAAAATTTATATAGAACATTTAACCAATGTGCAGCTAGAGCCTATGAATTACAACAGGCAATAGTTAGGAATGCCCCTACATGGAGAGCATTACACTTTAAGTGTGTTAGAGGTACAAATACATGATAAATATTTTACTACAGAGCCTTGCAGGTATTGCAGGAGATGCAGTTTCAGGTTATATAGAAACTAAGAAGGCTAAAGCTAAACAAAAGCTAATGAAAATAGAAGCTGAAACATCACTGATGGAACAACAAATTAAAGGTGAGGTAGAGTGGGATATACAAGCAGTAAAAAATTCTGGAGGGTCTTGGAAAGACGAATATTTAACCATACTTTTTTCTATACCCTTACTGCTTTGTTTTTTACCTTTTACTGTAGATTACGTAGAAAGAGGCTTCTATGCACTCTCGATGACACCTGACTGGTACAAATATACGTTAGGAATAATCGTAAGTGCCTCATTTGGAATCAAAGGAGCAACCAAAATGTTTGGTGGTAAAAAATAATAATAGGGTGCAATAAAGATGGCATATGCAGGTAACAAAAAGTATGTAAAAAAAGTTAATGGTAAAACAGTAAGGTATGGCGACAAAAGATACAGTATATCCCCAGGAACTAAGAAGGGAGATAGTTACTGTGCTAGGTCTGCAGGACAAATGAAGAAAAGTCCTTCTGCAGCTAAAAACCCTAACAGTCCATTACGTTTATCAAGAAAAAAGTGGAAATGTAGTGGCTCAAAATCAAGAAGGAGTGCTTAATGGCAAAAACAGGTTTATATGCAAACATTCACGCTAAGAGAAAGAGAATAGCAGCAGGTTCTGGAGAGAAGATGCGTAAAGCAGGGTCAAAAGGTGCTCCGTCTGCTAAAAATTTTAGAGAATCAGCCAAGACAGCTAAGAAACCCAAAAGGAAAAGTTAATGTCAAAAGATTTAACTGAACTATTTACTAACCTACATGAAGAACTAGGAAAAACACTACTAGAAAGACTACGTGACCCTGAAGTAAAAGCTTCAGACCTCAATGTTATCCGACAGTTCTTGAAGGATAACGACATCATAGCCATGCCTACAGATTCAAATGCTCTAGGAAGCCTATTAGACGAGCTTCCATTTGACGAGGACTCAGAGAGCATTAACTAGTTTTAGCTAGGCACACACCTAAAAACAACTTAACCCTGCTCAGTGGGCTTTATTTCGCCTCTGAGAGGATAATTAGTACGAGGATTACATGACAGAACATCAAGACCTAGAAGTCTTAGCTTCAGAACTAAAAGAACTAGAAGCTGACCTAATGAAAAAGAAGAAGGAATATAGAGAGAAGAAAACAGCAGCCCTTAGAGCAGCCCTACAGTCTAGGGAAGAAGCTGACAAGATGGTGAAGGAGGAGCTAAAGGCTCTAGGATACAACACCGATATCACTGACTCATACTCTGAAGTATTCCCATTCAAGGGTACATTCTTCAGTTCCCCCTTCTAAGGTGAAGACTTTAGGAAAACTAAAGGACTTCAAAAACTTCCTATATGTAACTTGGAAGCATCTCAACCTTCCTGCCCCTACTCCTATACAATACGACATATCTGATTTCCTTCAGAATGACGCAGGGAGGCGAGTTGTTATTGAAGCCTTTAGAGGTGTAGGCAAGAGTTGGATTACTTCTGCCTATGTCTGCCATCAACTTTTAATTAACCCACAGAAAAACATACTGGTTGTCTCTGCTTCTAAGACTAGGGCAGATGACTTCAGTACTTTTACACTGAGGTTAATCCATGAGATGCCTCTATTAGCCCACCTGAAGCCCAGAGATGGACAGAGGATGTCAAAGATAAGCTTTGATGTAGCCCCTGCACAAGCCTCTCATGCCCCTAGTGTTAAGTCTCTAGGGATTACAGGGCAACTTACAGGGTCTAGAGCCGACTTAATCATTGCTGATGACGTTGAATCTGCCAATAACTCTATGACTCAGATGATGCGAGACAAATTAGCAGAAACCATTAAGGAATTTGAGGCTATTATTAAGCCTAACGGAAGGATTGTCTTTCTGGGAACTCCACAAACAGAGATGTCCATATACAACCTCTTAGATGAAAGAGGCTATAAGACTAGGATATGGACTTCACGCTACCCTGATGAGCGTCTGAAGGTGGCTATGGGGTATAAATTAGCCCCTGTCATAGCCGATGCTGCAGACAAGTCAGGACAACCTACAGACCCATTAAGATTTGATGAAGATGACTTATTAGAAAGAGAGGCTTCTTATGGTAGAAGTGGATTTGCTCTACAATTTATGTTGGATGTTAGTCTTTCTGACGCTGACAAGTACCCCTTAAAGCTTAATGACTTTGTAGTGATGTCTGGGTGCTCCTCATGGAATCAAGCTCCTGTGAACGTACAGTGGGCTTCTGGTAAGGAACAGCTAGACGGATGTAAACAATTACCCAATATAGGACTAAAAGGAGACTACTGGTGCAACCCAATGATAATAAGTCAGGAGACTGCCGAATGGGATGGAGCAGTCATGAGTATAGACCCTGCAGGAAGAGGAAAGGACGAGTGTGCCTACGCTGTAGTCAAGATGATGAAAGGGATGCTGTACCTTACGGAATGTGGTGGGACACAAGACGGATACAACGAGAAGTCTTTAGCTGCTTTAACAGAGGTAGCTAAGAGGCAGAACGTCAATAAGATTATCGTAGAGAGCAACTTTGGTGACGGAATGTTTACCCAGTTGCTCAAACCTGTGCTGACCAAGGTGCACCCAGTGTCCATAGAAGAGGTCAGGCACTCCATACAGAAGGAGAAGAGGATTATAGATACCCTAGAGCCTATATTGAACCAACACAGGCTTGTAGTGGACGATAAGGTGATTACAGACGACTATAACAACGAGAATGCCCTGAAGTATAAACTGTTCTACCAGTTGACACGACTAACGAGGGACAGAGGGAGTCTGATACATGACGATAGGCTTGATGCTTTCTCTATTGCTGTAGCCTACTGGGTAGAAACTATGGATAGAGACATAGAGCAAGCTGTGAGTGAACACAAGAATGACCTACTAGAGGAAGAGCTAGACAGGTTTATGGAGGCTTCTATAGGAAGAAAGAGAAAAGAAGAAAACTGGATTAACTTAAAATAAGGAGAACTATTATGCCAATGGGAAAAGGAACTTACGGAAGTACTAAAGGTAGACCACCTAAGAAACTTAATGCTAAACAGAAGACACTACCCCCTTCACTGAAGAAAAAGATAATGAATTCTAAGAAGAAAAAATAATAGGGTGCATATTAGATAAAGAAGAAGGGGTAAGATACCTACTATAGATAAACCTATAGTTAAACTATAGATAAGATTATAGATTAATAATTAAAGATGATAATAATATAGTAGAACTATAAGTAAACTATAGAGTAACTATAGAGTAACTATAGAGTAACTATAGGTATGCTTACTCCTCTTTTATTTTAGTAGAAAAATCTGAGAGGGTTAACGTAGATATGCTGCTACAAAAATCCCCTTGTACCCTTCTATATTGGCTAAATTTTAACAATAGGGTGGCTACCTTGTCACAATAATTGACACACCAAACACCAGAAGCCCTTTATTTATAAGCTATCGCAAGAGATATAATATCTAAACCAATAGATTTATAAAGGTGCTGTTTTTTCTTTTAGGTTTGTCTTTCTTGTGGTCTGTTTTTTTTTCATTTAGTTAAATCTTTTTGTTGACTCAATAGAATACTTCTATAAACTAATAGTTAATCATTAATTAAATAAGGATTAAAACAAATGGAAATACTACAATATATTTATAGTTCTACTTTCTTACTCACTATTACTAGTGCTTGTGGTGTAAGCTTTATTGCAATGATTGCTTTAGTTATTTATGATGACTATAGAATCAATAAGCCTTTTAGAGATATCGAAAAGAAATATAAGGATTTAATATAATGTTAGCTTTATTAATTACATTAGGTTTATTAGGTGTATCTTTTAGTTATTGCTATTGGTTATCTGGTGGTTTCAAATGATTAGGGACACAATAAGTATTAGTTTAATAGTAGGTGGTTTATTAGTTTATACATTTATAATATTTAACATATAGGAGGTTTAAAAGATAATGGCTTTATATCATTATAATAGATGCAACTTTACAAACTATAACGAAGACAAATTGCTAGATAAAATAGAAGTCAGAAAGGAAACAGATAAACTATTAAAGTTATATTTCCAAATTAATCAAGAGGACTTTGATATCCACGCAATTGCTAACATTATTAAAAGCAAATTTAAATCTATTGCAGCCTACAATATAGCTTGTGATTATTACCTTGAAAAAATAGGGCTATAGTATTGACCTTAACTATCCACTGTGGCATACTTAAACAGTGGGTAGTTATTTTTTTATAATCTTAATGAAAGGAATTAGAATGAAAGCTCCAACAGTGACAAACATGACAAGCAGTAACGGAAACAAAGTTGCCAATCAATTTTTAATCTGGACTGAGGAAGCACAATATTTTCAGAGTTATCAAACAATTATTGCTAAAAGAGATAACGAAGGAAATATTTATCTAGATAAAAACAGGTATGATTATTCAGTGACTACCTCAAGATATCGAAATAAATATTTAAATATGACAACTAAAGAAATAGAAAAGAAAATTAGTTCAGGTGAAATAATACTCACTGATTTAAATTAGCTTCAACTATCCACTAATACATCTAATTTAAAAGAGCCTTACTGATTAATTTTAGTAAGGTTTTTTTGTGTCCACCAAAATGTTAGGTCAACTACTATCATGTTCCGTCCTGTTCCGTGTATCTTGTTCCGTTAATTCAAATTTATTTTAAACTAACATAGGGGTGTCAAATAAATAAAATGAATAGTCCAGTTGACAGAGAATTAATTATGTATATTTTAATAATATATTGCTTAACTATTTTATCGGAGCAGTTTATATGATTCATGAACGTGACATAAGCAGAATACTAACAGACCTAACAGTTGCCTATAAAGAAACCAGACAAAAACAATATGACGCTGAATGGGAAGGCAATACAAAAGAAGCAGAACTATTTAAGAAACTAGCAGAAGACTACAAAAAGAAAATTGATGAAGGAGAACTTTATGAACCAAGCCACTGAAAATATAAATACAGAAGACTACAGTTATATCAATGGACTATTTAAAGACCCAGATTGCCAACACTGTGGTGACGAGTGGGAGTATCAATGCTTAGAATGCGAAAAGAAAGAAGAAATCAAATGACAGTCAAGTCAGTGTTCTACACTCTCTGGCTCATCACGCAGCCTGACATCATGAGCGACAAGGTGATTCACCACATGATTACCTTTGAGAGTCAGAAGAACTGTCTAGAGTTAGCTGAACTACTTGGGCAGACCAAGACACCTATCTTTGACCAGAAGAAGAACTGTAGGAAGACCATTGCGTGGGACACTTACTATCATGTTCCGTTGG